AAGACGCTGACTTGCCCTACATTGAGATTGCTTCAATGGATGATTTGCGCGAGGCTTTTGCTTGGTGCAAGGACAGCAAAGAGGCTGAAGGCTACCAGTCTGTTGCGTTGGACTCAATCAGCGAGGTGGCTGAAGTAGTCTTGCATTACGAGATGAAAAAGTCTAAAGATGGCCGCGCAGCATACGGCGAGATGAATAGCACCATGCAAGAGTTGATCCGTGCATTCCGCGACTTGCCCAACAAGCATGTGTTTATGAGCGCCAAGCTGGAGAAGTCCACAGACGAGATGGGCAAGATGTTGTACAACCCTGGTATGCCCGGCAAGAGTCTTACACAAGGCTTGCCCTACTTCTTTGACGAAGTGCTGGCGCTGCGCGTTGAGCGCGATGCCGAGGGCGTAACGCAGCGTGCATTGATGTGCGATTCAGACGGCCTTTGGCTAGCCAAAGATCGCTCCGGCAAACTCGGCGCGTGGGAAGCACCTGACCTTGGTGCAATCATTGACAAGATCGGCGGCAAAGCATGAAGTACTTGCAAGCATTTCCGATGCCCTACAACGGGCACGATGGCATGACCTTGCGCGATTACTTTGCTGCCAAGGCCATGCAAGTGTTGATTGCTGCAACGGTCAGCGCTGACTCTGTACTTAATGAGGAAGATGCTGCGCTTGTTTCCTACCGCATAGCTGACGCCATGTTAAAGGAGCGTGACGAATGAGCGACTTAAAAGCATTGAGCGCAGATTGGCTGCGCCACAAGACTGCTGAAGAACATGCGGTCATTGAACGCCGGAAAATTGAAGATTTGATCGTCAAGGAGTTGGCGCTACCTGATGCATTTGAGTCTACTGAGACAACAGAGCCTGAAGGTTTTGTTGTCAAAATTTCTGGCCGGATTGACCGCAAGGTTGATTCAGAGAAGTTGCAGATGTTGGCGACCGAATCAGGGTTGACCGAGCATTTGGCTACATTGTTCCGCTGGAAGCCAGAGCTAAACCTAACGCTCTGGAAATCAGCAGACGAGTCCATCACCAAGCATTTGGCTGGTGCAATTACGGCCAAGCCTGGCCGTCCATCTTTCAAAATCACTGTTAAGGAATAAATATCATGGCTTTTCTCACCGAATCTTTCGATGTCAACGAACTTCCAGTTGGTAACACAGGCAGCTTTGAGCCGCTGCCTGCTGGTTGGTACACATGCACCATCTCCCAAGCTGAACTTAAAGATACCAAGGCTGGTAACGGCCAGTACATCAAGCTGCGCTACGACATCACCGGCCCAAGCCATCAGGGTCGTGTGGTGTTCGGCAACTTAATCATCAAGAACGCTAACCCTAAGGCCGAAGAGATAGGACGCCAGCAGTTGGGCGAGATCATGCGTGCTATTGGGCTGGCAAAGGTTGCCGACACCGACCAACTGATCGGTGGTCAGATTGCCATCAAGCTGGAGATCAAGCAAGACGCGCAATATGGCGCAAGCAACGAAGTGCGGGGTTTTAAGTCAGTGTCCGGCAGCGTAGCGCCTGCGGCATCCAGCGTTATGCCTGCGTCAGCACCAGCGGCAGCCAGTGGAAAGGCTGCGCCACCTTGGGCTAAAAAGTAAGCAAAAAAATGCCCCGACTGGTTAAGGTCGGGGCTAAATCTACTTCAAGGAGAGAACAAATGAAAATTCCCCAACCCGATAATACCATTCAAGCGTTAATTGACAAGCAGCATGAAGCAAAGCCTGAAAAACCACGACCACACCTTGGTGCTAGTACGTTAGGCCATGTCTGTGACAGGTGGCTTTGGCTGTCGTTTCGGTGGGCGGTGCAGCCTGAGTTTTCTGGCCGTATCTTGCGCCTGTTTCGTAGGGGCCAGAACGAGGAAGCCACCATCATCAGTGACTTGCGTGCCATTGGGTTGGATGTCCGCAAGGTGTCAGCGCAGCACCGTGTTGACTTTGGCAGTCATGTCTCTGGATCGCTAGACGCCATCATTGACAAGGGCGTGCCCGAGGCACCAAAGGCCAAGCATGTGGCCGAGTTTAAGACGCACAGCAAGAAATCGTTTGATGCGTTAGCCAAGGACGGCGTGGAGAAGTCCAAGCCCGAACACCTTGTCCAAATGCAGGTTTACATGCATGGCACTGGCATTGATCGTGCGCTGTACGTTGCTATCTGCAAGGACGATGACCGCATACATACTGAGCGCGTCAAGTACGACAAGGATGTCGCAGAGAAGGCGGTGCGCCGAGGTCATTACATTGCATTGGCCGAACGTATGCCCCAGCCGATCAGCACTGACCCAAGTTGGTATCAGTGCAAGTTCTGCGATGCGTACAAGTTCTGCCACGAAACCAAGACCACCAAACATGTCAATTGCCGCACATGCGCCAACGCCACGCCAATGCCTGATTCAACTTGGCACTGCGCCAAGTGGGACGATGTGATCCCAGTGGACGCACAGCACAAGGGTTGCGAGTCGCATGTGCTTCACCCTGACTTAGTGCCTTGGCCGCGCAAGGACGGGCCGGACGAATTCACTGCCGTGTATGAGATCAATGGCGTGACATTGGCTAACGGCGACCCAGAGCAAGAGGGCGTGTACTCATCCACAGAATTGCTGGCTAACGCTGACGCTTGCGGTAGCGGTGATCCGCTGATTGCTGAGATGCGTAAGCAGTTTGATGGAAGGGTGGTGGGGTGAAAACTAATTCTGGAACATTAGCAGCGCCATTTCCGTGGTTTGGCGGGAAATCTGGCGCGTGCGAGCTGGTTTGGCACGCCTTTGGTGATGTGCAAAACTACGTTGAACCTTTTGCGGGAAGCGCGGCCATGTTGCTGGGTGCACCGGAAGGCAAGCGCATTGAAACGATTAACGACTTTGACGGCTTTGTGGCCAACTTTTGGCGAGCCATCCACGCCGACTCTGAGGCTGTGGCGCATCATGCCGACTGGCCCTGCAATGAAAACGACTTGTTTGCCCGTCATTCATGGCTGGTGCGCCATGTGCAAGGTTTAACCGAAAAACTGCACGCTGATCCTGATTACTTTGACGCAAAGATGGCGGGGTGGTGGTGTTGGGGCGCGTGCAATTGGATTGGTTCTGGCTGGTGCGGTGGTGAAGGCCCGTGGATTCATGACGGTGAAAAGCTGGTTGATCGCCGTCAACTCCCGCACCTGAGCGCCGGGCAAGGCATTAACCGTCAACTCCCGCACCTGAGCGCCGGGCGAGGCCAGTTTATTTACACATGGTTTGCCTCCTTGCATGACCGCCTGCGTGATGTCCGCGTAGCGTGCGGCGATTGGTCGCGGGTGGTCAAGGACTCGGTGACCGTGCGCCATGGACTGACTGCTGTTTTTCTCGACCCGCCATACTTTAAAGGTGAGATGGACTATGCAGCCGGAGGGGTGGGAACCAACTTGCCCGCAGAGGTGGGCACATGGTGCGCAACCAACGGCGACAACCCCAAGCTGCGCATTGTGATTTGCGGCCATGCCGGGGAGCATGACGCTTTGCTGGCAAAAGGCTGGACTGAGCGCAAATGGACTGCTCGCAAAGGCTACGCCATTACCGACGAGGCTGTGGCCAACAGCGCCAGTGAAACGATCTGGTGCAGCCCGCATTGTGTTGCAAAGATGTCTGACGATCAATTTTCTTTGGAGTTGTTTTAATGCTCCGTGACTACCAACAACGCACCATAGACCAGCTATATGCGCTACAATGACAATATTCTCACCAAGTAAGGAAATTGTTATTATGGGCAAACCAACAATTGAAATGGTCGGACTTAAGTACAACCGTTGGACGGTGTTGTCAGAGGCAACAAAACCTGCGGAAACAAAGCAGACGGGAAAATTCTGGAATTGCATTTGCGAATGCGGAACAAAGCAGGTGGTTTATGGCATGACTATTCGAAGTGGAGGAAGTAAATCATGTGGTTGCTTAAAAGCGGAAAAAAACTCAATCGCCATGAAAGCCATGAGGCTTCGTCAGTCTGGAACTTTGCATGATCGTTTTTTTTCTCGTTTTGCAAAACTTGATAGCGGCTGCTGGCAGTGGAGGGCACACACAGACAAAGACGGGTATGGCGTATTGCCTGGTGACCGAAAAAACACAAGAGCGCATCGGCTTTCTTATGAAATTTACAAGGGATTAATTCCTGATGGATTGATTGTTTGCCATCACTGCGATAACCCTGGATGCGTCAATCCAGACCATTTGTTTGTTGGCACAACAAAAGACAACGCGCAAGACGCACTACAAAAAAAACGCCATTACGTTGGAGAGAAAAACGGACGCTCAAAGTTGACCGAAGAAAATGTTAAAGAAATATTTGTTTCTAATTTAAACGGTAGGGAATTAGCTGAAAAATTTGGCGTTACAAGAACAACGATAAATAACGTTAGAAGAGGCGTTACATGGAAAAAATAGAGCTGAGGGAATACCAGTCGCGTGCTTTATCAATGCTTTACGATTGGCTTGGAAAAAACACAGGTCATCCATGTATTGTGTTGCCGACTGGCAGCGGAAAAAGCATTGTTATCGCCGAACTGTGTCGCAAAGCAATTACGGAATGGCCGGAGACGCATATCGTGATGCTTACGCGCAGCGTTGAATTGATAAACCAAAACGCCGAAAAGCTACGCGCGATTTGGCCAGGTGCTCCAATGGGCATTTACTCAGCAAGTGCAGGTAAAAAGCAATTGGGAGAACCCATCACCATTGGCGGGCCTCTTTCAATTGTTCGTGTCACAAAGAAGATTGGTCATTGCGATCTTTTACTGGTGGATGAGGCACATGACATTTCTCATAAAGATGAAGGAAGCTATCGCAAAATCATCAATGACTTTATGGAAATAAATCCATCCATGCGCGTCATTGGTTTTACAGCTAGCCCATTTCGTCTTGGCCACGGAATGATTACAGATAAGCCAGCGATCTTTGATGCACTCATTGAGCCAATAAGCATTGAAGAACTTATTTTTAAGGGCTATCTTGCGACATTACGCAGCAAGCAAACCAGCTTTAAATTTGACACCAGCAGCGTTCACAAACGAGGAGGTGATTTTATTGAGTCTGAACTTCAAGCGGCTGTTGACACATCAGACAATAACGATGCCATGATTAATGAGGTCATCAATCGTTCTGATGGCCGCAAAAGTTGGATGTTTTTTGCAACGGGTGTAAAGCACGCCGAGCATTTGCGTGACATTCTTTTAAGTCGTGGAGTGTCTGCCGTTTCCGTGACTGGTGACATGGCAAAAAAAGATCGAGAGCAATCTATTGCCGATTTTAAGTCTGGAAAGATTACAGCAATTACGCAGGTCGGATGTTTGAATGTCGGGTTTGACCATCCAGCCATTGATCTGCTGGTGATGGCTAGACCAACTATGTCCCCAGGCTTATATCTGCAACAAGCAGGTCGAGGCATGAGGCCGAACACTGGCAAGGCCGACTGCCTGGTGCTGGACTTTGCTGGCGTGGTGTCAAGCCACGGGCCGATCACCGCCGTCCAGCCCCCAAAGAAGGGTGGTGATGGCAATGGCGAAGCGCCAGTGAAGGTCTGCGATGAGTGCGGCGAGTTGTGCGCCATATCAGCGTCTGTTTGCTCGGCCTGTGGTCATGCCTTTCCAGCCCCAGAGCCAAAGAAACTCAAGCTGCACGATGACGACATCATGGGGCTGGAGGGGCGTGATCTGGATGTAACAAGCTGGACATGGCGCAAGCACATAAGCAAGGCATCGGGCAAGGAAATGCTGGCGGTGACTTACTACGGCGGCTTGAGTGATCCGGCGGTGACCGAGTACTTGGCCGTTACGCATGATGGTTATGCGGGCCAGAGCGCTTTGCAGAAGCTCGTAACCATAGCAGAACGGGCTCAGATCAAGCCAGGTGGCCTTAATGTGCAGTCGCTTGAGGAGATGGCAGCCAACATGAATCAAACGCAACCACCGAGCAGCATTGAATTTAAAAAAGATGGCAAGTTTTTTCGCGTAATGCGTAGGCGGTGGGCATGACTGTTGAAGAACAAATGAGCAACGCTCAAAAGCTCAAGCATTGCGATGTTTGCAAGCTGGACGCTGACCCGAAGGGCGGCATTGATGTCAGGGCCAAGTGGTATTGCGGCAAGTGCTGGATGAAATTTACACAACAACGGGGGATGAAATGAGACAACCAGAGCCAGAGTTTTTGATCCAGTGGCGCGAGTGGGACAAAGCAGGCCCACCAAGGTGCTGCCACACCTGTGAGCATTACGGCGTTGATGGCTTGTGCGTTGAGTTCTTTATCCCACCGCCACCAGAATTTGCCAATGCCGTGGGCGAGTGCGACAAGTGGGAGGTTCAATGTCCGTTCTAG